GCAGGAGAAATTCCATTAGTTCAAGAAGAAGAAGCTGAAGAAGCAATTATTTCCATAGATGGTATAGTAACTCAAGCTGAAGAAATGGCAAGAGAAGCAGAAGAAAGAGGAGAAAGTATTAACATAGATGCTATAGTAGATAAAGCACTTTCTGAGTTTAGAGCAGATGTAAAAAATGCATTAGAATTTTCCTTAAACTTAGACACATCAGATAGATAATTATGAAACAAGTACTTATAGAAACACAACTATTCAAACCAACGAAAGGTTTATTATCAGAAGGTAAAATGTCTGAAAGAGGTAATCCTCTAGTACAGGGTATACTAGCAACAGCTGAAGTAAAAAACGGTAATGGTAGATACTATTCTAGGGATTTATGGAATAGAGAAATAGATAAGTACATGGAATTAGTTAAAGAAAACAGAGCAACAGGTGAACTAGATCATCCTGAATCTCAGGTAATTAACTTAAAAAACGTTTCACACAACATTAAAGAAATAAGTTGGGACGGAGATAATGTAATAGGTACAATAGAAATCCTACCAACTCCATCAGGAAACATAGTAAAATCTCTAATTGAAAGTGGTATAACACTAGGTGTATCATCCCGAGGAATGGGTTCATTAGAACAAAATGGTGAGTTAATGGAAGTACAAGATGATTTTGAATTGTTATGTTGGGATTTTGTTTCAACACCATCCAATCCAGGTTCATTTATGACACTGAAAGAAGGTAAAGAAAACAACATTAACCCATACACAAAAGCAAATAGTATAGTAACAGAAATACTATGTGCAAATGGAAACTGTCCTATATTCTAGCGACTTTTAAGAATCCTCATATACGTATAATCGTAAATATGCTATCTTTATCTATATAGCATGGACAAAAAATAAAATCTATTACGTTTTCCCAATAAACGTACTTTCCAAAATAAAATTTAAGGAACAATGGCAAAGAGAGACATTCTCAAAGAAGCTATCGCTGACGCCAAAGCCGTAAAGGAAACAGCTATCGCAAATGCTAAAGCAGCACTAGAAGAAGCTTTCACTCCTCAACTAAAATCTATGCTAGCTGCAAAGTTAGAAGAAATGGAATTAGAAGAAGATGAAACTAAATCAGAAATTTCTGAAGAAACTGTAGAAGAAACTGTAAACGAAGAAACAGTAGAAGAAACAGTAACAGAAGATGAAGAACTTAATCTAGATGAAATTTTAGCAGAAATCGAAACTGAATTAAACGAGGAAGAACCAGTCACAGAAGAAGTAGTTTCAGAAGAAAACATCGAAGAAGAGACAGTAACTGAAGAAGAATCAGAAGACGCTGAAGAAGCGGAAGAAGATGAATCTGAAGAAGCTGAAGAAGCTGAAGATGAAGAAATTAATCTTGATGATATGACTGATGAAGACCTAAAAGGATTCATTGAAGATGTAATTGCAGATATGGTTGCTTCAGGCGATCTAGAGGCAGGTGATAATTTCGAACAAGAAGATACCGAAGAAGAAGTAGGTATGGAAGTTATGGATTCTGAAGAAGAAGTAGAGATTACTGAATCTACTGAAGAAGTAAATGAAGATGATATTGAAGAACTAACTGTAACACCAGGAGGTGGATCAGGAGGAGCTACAAGATCAATCCCAAACCCAGTAAACGTAGCAATTGCGAAAGCAGTTGGAAGTGCAGCAAATTGGACAAAAGAAAAATTAGCAGCATTTAAACAATGGTCTGATGAGTATGAAAAACCAAATAAATATGCTCAATCAGGAAACAAAGCAGCTACAAGACCCGGTTCTTCAGGAGTAGGATTAGCTGAAGAGCTTGAAGAAGCAAATTCAGCAATCGAAACTTTGAAATCAGAATTAAATGAAGTTAACTTGTTAAACGCTAAATTGTTATACACTAATAAAATCTTTAAAGCTAAAAGCTTAACTGAAAGCGAAAAAGTAAAAGTATTAGGTGCATTTGATAAAGCCGCAACAATAAAAGAAACAAAGTTGGTATTTGAAACATTAAACGAAGGTTTAAAAGTTAAAAAATCTCCAATCAGAGAATCTTTAGGTTCTGCCTCAAAAGCAACAGGTAACTTTAAGAAAACTAAAAATCCAATCGTTGAAACTGACCCTATGGTGGCTAGATTTCAGAAATTGGCAGGTTTAAAATAAATTATAAATAATAAAAAATAAATAAAATGAGTCAATTAAATTCACTTTTAGAAAACTCTGCTTCCAACTGGAAGAACATGCAGAGTGATGCTGCTAGATTAGCAGACAAGTGGGAAAAAACAGGACTATTAGAAGGATTCGAAAATGACGTTCATAAGAACAATATGTCAATGATTCTTGAAAACCAAGCAAAACAGTTAGTTGTAGAACAATCATCTACTGTTCAAAACGGTACAGCAATTGCAGGCGGAGCAGGTTCTCAGTGGGCAGGTGTTGCTTTACCATTGGTAAGAAAAGTATTCGGACAGATTGCATCTAAAGAATTCGTTTCAGTTCAGCCAATGAACTTACCTTCAGGTCTAGTATTTTTCCTAGATTTCCAATATGGGGGATCAACCGGAAATGTATATGATGGAGATTCTTCAGTATATGGAGACACTAACCCAGGCGCTA